ATTTTTTTTTTTTTTTTTTCATAGCGTAAAGGTATAAAAGCCGTCAGGGTCGTCAGGGTCGTCAGCCGTCGAAACGATGATTCAAATGAATCCCGATATATTTCGCACCTCGTTCGCCTTTAATCTTTTGGTATTGCTTCGAGACTTCCATACCGAACTTCGTACTCGTATGCACATACTGTTCGCCGCTTCTCGCCCAGTCTTTATACGCCGCGTACAGCATATTCGCCGGTACATCTCCGCCGGGCTCTGTACACTCTTCGAGGAACTGCGAAATGCTGTCCATCTCGTGTCGGTACTCTGCCACAGCCTGATATACGGCGGCGGGCATTTTAAGCCCTTCGTCCTGCTTGTACAGTTGATAGCCGCGCACAGCCCAGGCAAGGATTCCGGGCAGCTCTCTCCTCAGCTTGCCGGGGAGCTGCTTGTCCTTCTTGTCGTCCGGGATACAAACCGTGAACGGGATCATGTGCACACGCCGCCAGATACCGGTGTCGGTGCCGCGGATGATCGGCTTATGGTTCGTCCCCATCCAGAGCTTGAACTCCGGCATGAACTCGAATTCGTCGCCGTAGAGCTTTCGCGCCGTCACAGGGTCTTCGCCGGAAAGCTGCTTTATCAGTCCCTCGTTCAGCCGCATTCCTTCGTTGGGCTCGACGGAAGTCACAAACCGTGCGGATTTCAGCCGGGCAATGTCGCTGTTCGCTCCGCCGCCCGAGGACGGCTTGACCATGATCGTTTCGGGCTGCACGTTTGCAGCGTAGTCTCCGCATATCTGCCTGACTGTGGACAGAAACGTCGATTTGCCGTTCGATCCTGAGCCGTAGAGGAAAAACACACACTGTTCTGACGTGTCGCCGGACAGCGAGTAACCGACGGCTTTCTGGATGTACCTTATGAGGTCTTCATCACCGGCGAATACCGTGTCGAGGAACGTCAGCCACGTCGGGCATTCAGCCTCCGGGTCGTACTCAACCGGAACGATTTTCGTCATGTACCGGTCGGCTTCATGCTCAAACAGCCTGCCGCTCTCGAGGTTGATATAGCCGTTGACGGCGTTCAGAAGCGTTGTGTCGGTGTCTGTCTGTTCCGGCAGAATCGGGAGATGATGATGCAGCTCTTCAAGCATAGCTTTCTTAGTCGCGCTTGACCGGCTTCGTTTCCGCCACTTCTGGAACGCTTTGAATTCGTCACTCGGGTTCTCCGGGTCGCCGGTGTCATACAGCTGTGCTTCGGCGTCCATCATCTGGATTGACCGCTCAGCCGCCTTTTCGATTTCGCCGCCGCGGTCTGATACCCACTTGCGGCGATCATAGTACAGCCAGCGCTTATCTACGTACGAGTATCTGATGAACCCGCCGAAATAGTCGCAGAAGCGCTCAGCGTTGCCCATATCATCGAATGAGTACATCTTAGGGGTAGATGTCCCCCCGATGGTTACATATGCTCCTGCGACGTCATGGAGCCTCTCAGAGGGGGTGTAGACTTTCGAGCACCCGGCGATAGCTTTCTGAATCGTGAATATCCCGTAGGTGCTTCCTGCCTGCTGTCTGTCCCACTTCTCACGCATGAGCCCCGACTGCCGGAACATGGCGTCCATCTTCGCGGCGTCGCACCTGCACCAGAACGCGAGGTGGTTGCACAGCGCCATATCCGCCTCAGACTGTGACGGGTAGCCGGTGCAATCTCCGTGCCAGAGCCGGAAGAACTTGTCCGCCGACGCCGACCGCTGAATCGCGGCGAGTATGTCGTCTATGGAATCCGGGCAGGAGGCGGGGGCTTCGAGCGGGGCTTCTGCGGGGGTTGTGCCGCCTCCTATATACTGCTCGTGAAGGGTCTTGATTGTCTCGGTGCACTCGGAGACGTCCGGGTACTGAGACGCCGATCTGCCGGTCATCACGAAGAACCTGCCGTCCTCGTACATTTCGATGTTCTCGCGCCTCCGCCCATGTGGAGGGAGAGTGCCGCGGCAGATGATATGTATGCCGCCGCCGGACGTCGAGATTTCCGTGTAGCTTTGGAGAGTATCAACGAAATCCGCGAGCAATCCGGGTTCACCTTGCATATATCTGTCAATTTCATCCGTCACGCCGTCGATATCCACACCGAAATATGGGCTGTTCGAGAACATGAAGCCTATGCCGTCATAGCCTTCGGCGGTCGAGGCGATGTCAAACCCGCACCACGTCGACGGGTCGTTTGACCTCGCCGGTTCTCCGGAGCGCGGATCATAGGGAACCTTCCGGGGCTTACCCCTGTCGGGGTCCGGCACGAGCTTCCAGCTCACCCAGTTCGGGAGGGCTTTCAGCTCTGCCGGAATTTTATCGTAGTTCGCCATCGGGGATCAGTTCCACGGGAGGAGGGGTTTGTATTCCCTGACCTGCCTGAGCATTTCGTCTGTCTCGCGGCGGAATGTGTATTCTCTCTCACCCTGTGTCGCGAGGAACTCCGCCGGGACGTCCACGCCGTACTGGTGCATGATAACGGCGGCGGCGTATGCTATGTCGTGTACGTTCTTCCTCTGGTCGCGCATGAGCTGCGACGTTGCTCTGACGAGATCGGCGAGCGCGGACGGGTCAGCCGGAGCCGGTTTCTTGCCGTAGCTGCCGGTTTTGCGGAGCGTCGGGAGGACTTCGGACGTTACCCAGTGCTTGAATTCTTTCGCTTTCGGGAGCTTTGAGCCGAGGATGAGGGAGTATAAGCCGGATTCGTTGATGAGAGTGAGTTTCGTTCCGTTGACGGTGAACGATTCGTTCACCGTCCTGTCTTCAGGATCTACGTGGTCGCGGATTGCTTTTTGCGAATTTGCGTACCCGAGAGCGGTTGCAACGTCCTTGCCGGACGCCCACGGCTCACCGTCGATCATAAGAGTTCTCATTTTCCCGAACTCGGGGTTCTCGAAGATTTGTACCTGATTGTTTTCCATTGCTGTTTCTCCTTGTTTTTTGATGGAATTTGTGGTATAATCATTCCTGAGAGAGGAGGTGATTATAATGGATATTGTCGATAAGCGATTTATGTTTGATACCTCTGCGTTAAATCGCATTACCCGCAATTCGGGCGATGAAATTCTGATTTATTCCTCAAAATCGTTCGGTTTTGAATACTATTTTTCAGAGATTCAGGTCGACGAAATTTTGAAAAGTGTTGCCCGGCGCCATGCGGATGTGCCGGATAACTTTGTTGAACGAGATCGTGTTGACTTTATGTCCCGCTTACTGAAAATTATCATCAAGTTGCAGACACAATATGTGGGGCAGATAGCGACTCTCTTACCTTACCGTTGGACGCTAGACGGGACATTCGATATCTTGCCGGATAGCGAATATGCCGCTGAAAAGGTATTCAGGGACATCCTTAATAACAACGATCATCAGCATTACAATGACGCTATGATAGGTATGGTTTCTGTTGTGCACGGATGCGTATTAGTGGTCAATGACCGTAGGTTCTTCAACAAGGTCAATCACGGCGAACCGGGGCGAGCGATTACTTACGAAGACTTCATAGCACGTATTAATGCGGCTTGCTCAGGCACTTCGCAAACGCGCGTCTGATACGCCATAGGTGGAACCGCCGCTCAAATTCGCTGTTAAACTTCCACCAGCCGCGGACATTTTTACTGTATACGCACTTGTCATAAGCACCGTCGATAATTGTGCACCACGCCGCACAGATTCCCCAGCGGACGCGTATGTATCCGACCGGATTTCCGGCAGGGTCATACGCGTCGTATTGTTCGGGGCACTCTGCGCACGTGGGGACAAGGCGAATGTCTTTAGATTTCATTATAGCTTCAGTTCCACGGCAGAGCAGAGCCAGGAATACCGCCTGACTGCGTGTTCTGTGCCGGGGCGGTATTCTTAGCCGTGCTCGAGCTCCCGGCGCTCTGACGAGGCTGTGGAGGTTCAGGAACGTATGTCAGCGGTCCTGCCTCTGAGGGGTTCCAGTATTTCACTTTAAGATACTTCTTCCCGTTGTACAGCTCGTGATAAAGCTCGAGCTGCACAGCCTTGCCCGCGAGGTCGGCGAGCATTTCGCCGAGTGACTGGTAGTTCTTGCCTTCCGGCAGAGCGGCGGCTTTCGCGATACGCATGACCTGTGAAAAGCTGTACCCGCCGACAGCGGCGTCGAGTTCCTTTGGCTCGCGGAGCTTGTACATCCAGTGAGTCAGAGTGCGTCCGGCACAGGTCTGCTGCACGTCCTTGCGGATTTCGCAGTTGATGACCACACAGCCGTGATCTTCGGCGGCGCGGGTGATAGCGGCTTCGTATTTTCCCTCGGGGATGATGTCATTCAGATCCTGGTAGCTTAAGTTAAACATTAAATTTAATCCTCCAAAATTAATTTTCTCGCGTCTTCGACCGAGTAGGCGATACCGGAAATAAACCCGTATTCGCGCATTCTCGAGACGAATTTTTCCTGCTCCGGTCGGACTTTCCCGCCGGGCTTTTTGATTTCGATGAACACCGCTTTGCCGTCCGAGAACCGGACGCCGAACAGATCGGGGAATCCGACCGGAAGCCCGGTCGTGACGAACCTGCCGTCCTTCGTCACCCAGCTTCCGACGTTTGCCCGGAACAGCAGCGCGATATCTCCACACCGTGTGCGGATGAGGTTCTGGACGTCATGCTCTGTCATGTATCAGTCCTCGCGTCCGTGCCTGGTGCCATGCCCAGCCCGGCTTATATCCATGCTGCTTGCCGTATGCTTGCAGCTCTGCGTATGTCTTGCAGTCTGACGGCTGTGTGTACCGGAGCGTGAAACCCTCGATACGGACAAGCTCAGCCGCCTTCTCCTGTATCTCCCTGACTTTCTTCGGGAGAGGAGCGCCGCACCACGGGCACCTGTGGAGGTCGTTCGGCTCGAACACCCGGAAGCACTCGGGACAGGTGACGATTTTCACGTCGTTCTGCTCACGCGGTGCTTTCTTCGTCCGGTCCTTCTTTTCGAGGGACCATTCGCGGTCATCGTCCGGCATTCCGAACCGGGCGTAATTGCCCACGTGGTCGATGATCACCGCTTGCTTGTCCGGCATATAACGCATACACCGCATTGACTGTTGTATATACAGTGTCAACGATTTTGTCGGTCTGAGAAGTATTGCGCACCCGCAGTCAGGCACATCGAACCCCTCGGAAATCAGATCGACGTTGCACAGCACCCGGATTTTTCCGGCGCGGAAGTCGGTGATAATGCGATTTCGTTCCGGTTTTGGCGTCTCGCCGTCGAGGTGGACGGCGGGAATTCCAGCTTTCGAAAACGCTTCCGCGACCGCTTTCGAGTGCTTGATCGACGCGCAGTAACAGATAGCTTTTTCGCCTTTTCCGAGGTTCTTGTAGTTCGCGATGACGTCTCCGTAGATAGCTGACGACATCAGCCGCGATTCAATCTCGGAAGCGACGTACTCGCCCTGCTTGACGTGCAGTCCGGTGAGGTCGGCGACGCTCGGCGCGTAGTAGTCATACGGCGCGAGGAAGTGATTTTCAATCAGCCACTTCGCGGACACACCGATTATCAGCCGGTCGTTTACATCTCCGAGCCCGTCGCCGTTCAGTCTGACCGGCGTAGCTGTCACGCCGACGCGATAGGCTTTCGGAAATGCGTCGTATATCCGGCGGTATGACGCAGCGAGTGAGTGGTGATTCTCGTCGGTGATGATCAGCGACGGCGGGCGCATTTTATGGATTCTGCGTGTTATCGTCTGAACCATGCCCACAGTGCAGTACTCCATGTCGACGCCCCATCCGATGAACGTCCGGACAATCTGGTCGACGAGCTCTTTTCTGTGGACGAGGAACAGCACCCGGTTGCCCTTCCATGTTGTACGGCGTGCCATGTCTGCGACGATACATGATTTTCCCGCTCCGCAGGGGAGCACCACACACGGCGCTCGCGCTCCTTCCGCCCATGCCTGATGGACGCGGTTGACGACATCAACCTGATACGGTCTGAGCTGCTGCATTCTTCGCCTTTCCCGCGCAGCTCATACAGAGCTTGCGCCCATATGTTTTCGTTGTGCCGTCGACGATCTGCGCGACGGTGACGCCGCGCTCCGGTAGTATCACGTGTCCGCAGTCCGCGCACCTGTCCGGCTCCGCTCCTTCGGCGAGCCAGTCGCGGAGTTTCTGCCCGATCTCGGGGGTTATCGGCGCGTTGAAATCGTCAAGGAATGTCGTGTCTTTCGAAGCCGTCGCGTAATGCGCCCGGTCGAGGTTCAGCACGACGTCGAACTCGTACTCGGTGTTCTCGCGCTGTATCGGCGCGAGACCGATCTTTACCGGAACGTTCTTGCCGCGGTCGTTCAGCTCCATCGCGTATGCCGTTTTCGTCCGGAGCGTCACGATGACGTGGCAGGGGAGCGAAAGCAATGTGGTGATGAGCGTGTTCTGCACCTTTCCGGCTTCATCCCACGCGGTGTATGAGTTCTTGCCTTTCTGCTTCTCGACCTCGGCTTTATACTCGAGGACGCCGCCTTCGCCCTCCCACGCGTGGGACAGGGAATCGACGATCAGCACGCCGTCTTCTCCGACCGCCTCGGCTCCCGCTTTGGCAATCTCGATGTACTTGTCCGCTTTATACGGCGGGACGAGAGGCTGATAGAGGAACTCGCCCGTGCCCCACTCCGGACGATCCGCGTAGAACCTCGCTCTCTCGTGCTCCGTGTCGATCAGAGCGACGCGCGACCAGTCGCCGCCGGTCATGCCGCCCGCTATCATCAGCGCCGACAGGGTTTTGCCCGAGCCGGAAGGACCTGTGAGCGCGAGCCTGAGTTTCGCTTTCTTCCTTGCTGCTTTCTCGAACATATGTCTTCCTCCTTACTTGATTATCAGGGACTTCGTGCGGACGATCTGAGCGCCGGGAAGCTCCGTGCCGGAGCGTATCGCGTCCTTGACTGCTGTCTTGTTGATGTCCGGCGTCGAATACCTGAGCAGATCGTCGCGGTCGTTCCGCTGTGCCCAGTCAATAAACCCGAGTTCATCAGCTACTTCCACACTCTCAGCGTTCTGCCTGATAGTGAGCTTCGCGAGCGGCTCGTCGACCTTCTTGACGTCGGCGTTTATCATGCAGTCCATGATGTACTTCTTGAAGCGCTCGATTTCGCGCTTCTTCGACGCACTGCGCTGCCGCAGCGACTTGATTTCGGCGTCGAGCGCTCCTGCTTCGGCAGTAAGCTGCTTAACGAACGCGCCGCAGTTCGCGAGCTTGTCCGCCATCTCGCCGTCAACGGCGTCGAGAGTGTCGAGGAGCGCGTCGGTGAGCTGCTGGCGGTACTCGACGAGATCGTCTATGATCTCATTGTTTTCGTCGAGGTAGTGACCCTCGGCGTCGGTGCCCGGCTCCCAGTCGGTGTAGTCGTCGATGAGCTTAAGCACCGACGCGTAGCGAGATGAAATGTTGAAAAGGCTTGACATTTTGTTCCTCCTGTGTTATAATGTTCATGGATGATTTTATCTGCCCGCGTCCGGAGTTGCCGCTCCGCCGCGGGTCTTTTTTCATGCTCTGACCCTGATGATGAGTATGTCATTGTCAATCGTGCGCTCCGTGCGGAACTCTGCGTCGCTGTTTGCTTCACAAGCCGGTATGAATACCCGGTCGCGTCCTTCGCGCGTCAGAGCCCGCGAGAGCGCCTCTGCGAGGATTTTGTTCGTAGCCTCGAGGATTTTGTTCGAGGCTCTGAGTTCATCGATTGTGCGGTCCTGCTTGCGGATGAGCTCGGTCTGTAAGCTGTGGATTTTTTCGTAGTCGACTTCGGTGATCATGTCCACACCTCACGCAGTCTTGCTGTTCTTCTCGCTCGACGCCTTACCGGCTTCGAAGCCTTTGCAGTAGCACTCCAGCGGCAGAAGGTCGCTTTCGCTCATTGCGACGAGATGGCGTAGGATGTTCGCGAGCAGATCGGCGTTTTCGGCCGAGAGCTTTTCAGTTTTTGCCATTGTTATTTTCCTCCATTTTCTTAATTTTTGCGTATCGGCGCTCGAGATCGCCGATGTTCAGCCCCCACGCCTGGTAGGCTGCGTCCGCGTCAACTGTGCGGTTGTTCATTAGCGGGATTCCAAGTTCTTCCATTTTCTCCCGTGCGAGTACCTTAAGCTGACACACTTTGCCTTTGCTCAGACCGCCGAAGATCTCATTGATCTCAGCATTGCCGAGCTGTGGTTTTGTGTAGTAGGCGGTCACTGCCGTCTCTACACTTGCTATCATTGGTACGTTGGTCATGTGGTTCTCCTTTCTTTCAAAAGCGGATTTCTCGGGAATCAACACCGAGCAGACGGCAAGCCGTCAGTATCTGCTGACGACGGATCAAATACCGTCCATACTCGATATGCCATTGACCGTCGACAAAATCGTCGGTGAAACGACGAACTCTGACCGGACGGGCGACATACGCCTTAATTTCATCTATGAGCGCGTTTCGCTTGTCCCGGAGAGCAAGGCAAACGTCTTCGTACCGATCAAGGTTTCGGATGACATACGCATCGTTGGCGCGGAAGTACGCACGAGTAACGGCGCCATAGCGTTTCAGCGTGTGTATATAACCCATTTTCTCACCTCCTTATTCTGCCCGGGCTTGCGACCGGGGCTAACTGTTTGTGTATTTTTCAAGGTATTGAGCCGCTTTTCGCAGAACGTCCGGGGAATCTGCGAAATGTCCAATCCCTAAATTGCATTTATCGCATAGCAAACCTCTTAACGCGCCGGACTTATGGTCATGGTCTATTCTAAGCTCTTGCCATAGTTCTTTGCCGCATATTTCGCATTTTCCGGCTTGCTTTTGCATCCTTTCATTGTATTGTGCTTCCGTGCATCCACGTCTGCGGAATCGATCGCTCGCTCTGTGTTTTGACTTGTACGCGTCACTGGCATATATTTTTTTCATGCGTTCTTTTTGACATTTTACGCATCTTTTCGTTCCCGTTTTTTCTCGGTAAAACTCTTCACAACCGCATTTTGAACATTTGTATATACCATCTTTTTCTTTGGCCATATAGTTCCTTCTGCCTGCCGCATTACCGGGGGCTTATGCCCCCGTCACTCTGCGTCTGACAATATCCGCTATTGCGTTCATTTCTTCGACTTCGGTTGCATTCGGGTGTTTTGCTTTCCACTTCTGGGCGAGCAGGACGTCTTCGCGGCGTTCGATTGCTTCCTCAGGAGTTGCGGCGACGCACATTTCAAACCCGTTCAGGAGGGCGCGCTTCAGACGTCCGTTCTCGTCGACCTCGGAGTACGGCACCGTGCCATACTGGTGATCGGTGCCCCACTCCGGTTCGCGGACGAGGGCAAAATCCATGCCCTCGATGACTACTTTCTTGACTACTGTTTTCATTTCGTTATCTCCTCTCAGAATCTCTCAATTCTCGCGACGCGCTCGCCGTATATGAGCCTTGCCGCTTTTATCGCGGGGAACTTCTGGTTCTTGCTGACGAAAATTACTCCGATGGTTTCGGTCATTCTGCCGCCTGCGCGATTTAATCTGCCGGAATAGGCTTGTACATCGTATCTCTTAAGCTCTCCGTGCATTCTCGCGGAGCTGAAATCCGCTGACCCCTCGCCTATAAGCTCGCCGGTCTCGGCGTCGAATTCTTTGTAGCCGATCTCATAGTATCCACTCTGATTGATTTTCCGATCTGCTTTTTTGATGGTCTTGACGTTTCCGGTGTAAACCCGGATGATTGTTTCGGTCATGTTGTGTACCCCTTTATGGTTGTGTCAGCCTTGTTTTCGTTTTCTCTTGGTTGCTGTATCCATTATACCACACTTTTGACTGGTTGTCAAGACCTTTTTGAAAAAAATAAAATATTATTTTGGTTCTCACATCCATTGACAAATGCACGATTATGTGTTATAATAAATGCAAGGAGGTGATAATGATGAGCGAGCTCAAAGACCGGTTTCGCGAACTTAGAAAATCAACCGGGCTTTCGCAGACCGATTTTGCTGAAAAGCTGGGCTGTGGACGCGGGGTAATTAAAGGCATTGAAGAAGGAAAGACCGATATAAGCTCCGCTTTTGCCGATCTCATCTGCCGCATATACGGCTGTGACCGTATCTGGCTTGAAACCGGCGAAGGCGAAATGTTTCGTGAACCGACCATCGACGAGCAAATCGCCGGTTTCGTCGGCGACGTCTTATCAGACAAGGGAGACGAGTTTCAGAAGCGCGTCATGCGCATTCTCGCGTCACTAGGCCCTGAAGGGTGGAAAGCTCTGAGCGACTTTCTGGACGCTGTCGAGAAGGCAGACAAGCAATAAAAAAGGAGTGGGAATTTTCCCACTCCTTTTCATTCGTCCCTCATCAGGCGCCGAATGAATGCGTAGACGGCTCTTAGCTGTGCGTCGGTCGCGCGGTCGAGCATTTGGTTGATTAACGATCTCAGATTCTTCATTATGTAACCTCTTTTCGTTCGATTTCATCTTTTTTCGAGAAATTTCGTTCGGATACTTGACATTTCGTTCAAAAGGTGATATAATGTACCTGTAAACATATTATACATCATACAAAGCGTAATAGCAAGCCCTAGTTTCTGGAAATGATTACCAATTTTGTGAGAGAGAAGTGAACCAAAATGAAGGTAAATATCCCACGGTTGAAAGGCAAGCTTGCGGAAAAGGGAATGACAGTACAGCAATTTGCCGATCAGTCGGGCGTTTCGAAGACCACGCTGTATCGCATTTACGACGGCACGATATCGGTTAAGTATTCCACGGTCGAACTTATCGCACAGTCTTTGGATGTTTCAGTCGAGTGGCTGATAGCCGAAGACGGGACGCAGAATGAGACGATTGACGCAGAAAATGAGACTATTCCCGAGAATGGGAGCGAAGATTCAAAAATGGAAAATTCTGCCATTACGGAAATGAGGCTGCTTTTTGAGAGGCAGTTCGAATATCAGCGGAAACAGTTCCGAGCGGTGTTCATCCTGGCTATTGCTTTGATGACGTTTATATGTTTAATATTTATGATCGATATCCTGAACCCCGGCGCGGGGTGGCTGAGATATTGATGAGAGGAGAGGCACTATGCAGTGTAAGAAATGCAACCGCGACATTCCGGACGACGCGAACACCTGCCCATACTGTGGAGGTAATGTCAGCAGGAAGAAGAAAATGCCGAAATGGTTGATTCCGGTTATTGTTGTAGCCGTTATTGCGATCGCCGTTATCGGCGGCAACAGCGGCAAAAATAACTCCGATCAGCCTACGGGAGGTTCTATAGATACCAACCAGAATGGAACGGTAGTTGTCGGGAAAGATTCCCCTACTATCGAATATGAATTTGCCGATGTTATGACCATGCTCGACGAATACCAGACAAACGAAGTCGCCGCTGATCAGAAGTACAAAGACAAGTTCGTGAAGATCACCGGCAAAGTTAAGGACATTGGGAAAGATGTGCTTAACAATATATATGTCTGCGTCAACGACGGCACAGACTTAACGTGGGAATATGCACAATGTTATTTCAGCGACCAGAGTGAGGTTGATAAGGTCGCGAATCTCGCAGTTGGAGATACCATCACGCTTTATGGCAAGGTGGGTAATTTTAATTTAACCCTTACCATAGACCGTTGTGTAATCGTGGAATAAAAATAAGTGGTTGTTTCCATTCCGGAAATAACCACTTTTTAGCAAAAGGAGCGTGAACATCATGCCGATCTACAAAATGGACGGCAAAAAAGACGGTAAACAACAGTACCGTGTACGTATCAACTACGTCGATCAGTTCGGCAAGCCCCGGCAGATCGACCGGGTAGCCTACGGCTCGGCCGAAGCAAAGGATCTCGAGCGGAAGCTGTCCGAAGAGATCAAAAAAACGCCTCCCGCGGCGCGGAAGACGTTGAAAGATCTGTATGACGAGTATATCGAGGTCTGCAAGCACGAGCTTCGCGAGACCACGTGGGACAAGAAACGACGTACCTTTGAACATACTATCATCCCTCTCGTCGGGGACATAAAGCTCGACAAATTTAATGTTGTAGCGGCGCAGAAATACAAATCGGATATTCTTGCCCTCGGTCTGAGCCCGGCAACGTCCAGCACGTATCTTAAGGTGCTATCGACGATGATCAACTACGCTGTACGAATGGAATATGTCCCGAAGAATCCCATACGGCAGATCGGTGGATACAAAACACCGGAGTTTGCCGTACCGGAGAAAAAAGTCCGTTACTATACTTCGGACGAATTTCTCCGCTACATTGCTGTCGCGAAACAGCGAGCCGAGGCAAGCGGTGATCTTGACGAGTGGGGCTATTATATCTTCTTCATGGTCGCGTTTTACACGGGGATGAGAAAAGGTGAGATACACGCGCTGCAATGGTCCGATATCGACGGGAATGTTATCAAGGTCCGGCGAAGCATATCCCAGAAGATCAAGGGCAAGAGGGAAACAGAGCTGCTCGTAAAGACGCTATCGTCTGTCCGTGACATACAAATGCCACAGCCTCTTGTCGCCGCTCTCGAGGACCACAGAAAGCGACAACAGGTCATGACAGGCTTTAACGACAATTGGCTCGTCTGCCGTGGTGTTGGCTGTCTGAGAGATTCGACAATCGAGAAACGGAATCAGGCTTTCGCGGAGGCGGCAGGACTTCCACACCGCACAATACACGAGTTCCGACACTCGCACGCGTCGCTGCTTGCCAACAGCGGTATCAATATTCAGGAAGTCGCACGACGGCTCGGGCACAAAAATGTTACGATCACGTGGAATACATACTCCCACTTATACCCGCGTGAAGAGGAGCACGCGCTCGAAATCCTGAATAAAATCGTGTAAAATACGTGTACGGCAAATAAAAAATGCCGTAAATACGGCACTTTTCTGTATATTGGTGGACCATCTAGGAAACAGAGATACAGTTCACACACGTTCACGACATTTCGAAAGTATCCCGAAAACGCCTATATTTCCTGACATTTTGAGTATTTTCGTTTTATCGCTTTCGTACTGAAAAAAGTTGTTTTCGGAGAAAACGTGTATAAAACGTGTAAAGCCGGGGATTCTTCCCCGGCTCCGTCATGCGTTTTTACGATATGTCTTAAGCGCGTCTGAGATCAGCTCATTCGCAGTCATCCCATATGCCCCGCGAAGCTCGTCGATCAGCGCTTTGGTCGTCGACGACACGCTGATCTTCGCCCACTCTTTTTTCGCACCGGTCTTAGCGTCGTAGTAGGCGTCTACGGGTCCGTAGGCGACCATAATCCAATCAGCGGCGGCTGTATTGGTCATCAGGTATATATCCTCTCGCACGAGCCCTTTACTCCGTACAGTGTGGATAAAGTACTTCCCGGATTTCGTCCGGTAAAGGTACTCGGTATATCCGTCGTACCGCGATTCGCCGATCTGCTCCGCTGTCTCCGTGTCGCAGACGGCGCCTTTAATGACTTTTTTCATTCGTCGCTTTCCTCATCGTCGCCCATGAGTTCCGATTCCCAGTAGGAGACCGACGCGAGAACCTTCTCATCGCCCTCGTCATCGATCTCGATGAGCCTCATCGTCCACTTGGTGTCGCCTTCCTCGTCGTCCGGATCCTCGTCGTAGTCATCGTCGCGATCGTCGAAACCGTCGATCACGTAATCGAAAAGTGATCTGTCACGGTCTTTGAAAAGCTGTTTCCATCTGTCAAGATCACCCTCGCTGATGTCCCAGCTTGCAACTTCATCGCCTATCACGTCGAAGCCGTTTCCACAGTCCCAACCGCTTCCGTTAGTCCACTCTGCCGCGCTAAGTCTTGCTTTGTACTCCATGATTTTCTCCTTCTCCCCCGTCAAGCCGATGGGACAGCTTCATTTCTGGGATGCCGCCGATGCGCTCGACGGCTCAGGAGCGGTTGATTTACGCGAGGATCGCGATGACGTCGGGGGTCTCCATGATGATTTCGCCGGCGTCCTCGCCAGGCATTGAGTAGCCACCAGCGAGGATCGCGATGTGCTCGCCGTCGTAGCCTTCGCGATTGTGACGGTTCAGAGACCTTTCGATATCATTTGTATCGATGACGGTCGCGCTGATACCGTCGAGCTCTTCGTCGGTCATTTCGCCGTCGATCCAGATGAGCGACTTGTGATCGATTCTTCCCACCTCGAAGGGAACGTCCTGAGTGCGGATCGCGAAGATCTCGTGCTTCTCGTCAGCCTCGATTGCCGCCTTCACCTTTTCAATCATTTCATTCGTAAGCTTCATTTTGTTCTCCTTCTGCGGTTTCCGGGTTATCCGCGTCCCTTGTTGATGTATCTATTATATCACATTCGGTACAAAAAGTCAATAGGTTTACGAGAAAAAGTACCGTATTTATTTGTAAACGTTATATGAACAAGAAAAAGGAGCGTTTCCGCTCCCTTTTCCCTCGATATATGAGTTCTTTTTAATCCGCGCCTTTGCAGGCGGCTGCCGGGGTTCGCCGCCCCTGCATTCTCATTATACCACAAGCAAACGCGTTTGTCAAGCGTTTTTTACAATTTCGCGGTAATATTCTGCAAGTTTTTTCAGCGGTTCGCCGCCGTCTTTATCGAACAGAAAATCCTTCGCGAGCTGTGCGTAAAACTCCGGCTGATCTGTGCCGTATGCCTCAGCTGTGGGGTAATAGTCCGAGTACATCATATTCATTGTGGCGTTCCACGCCTCGGGCGTGATGTGCTCAAACGCCACTCCCACACTCTGCGCGGCTCCGGACGTCTGTGAGATCGTCCAATGCCCACCGCGGGTGCCGTCAGCGTTGTCCATACGGGAATTCCATGCCGTGAGATCGGCGGCGCTCAGAGCCGCGCTCTGATGCCCCTCGCCGCCGTACAGACACCGCTCGACCGACCGGATATGTTCCCAGCACGAGAGCATACCGTCGACGGCCCTCGCGCTTTTCTCGCTTGCCGGAAGCGCGAGGTACTCGGCGATTTCCTTCTCGAGCCGGGCGCGATAGTCCTGTATGTGGGCTTTCATCACAGCTTCTCCACAGTTACCGCGACGTTGGTAACCTGTCCGGCGCCGTCGTCAAGACGCAGCGCGAGGAGCGAGGAATCACAGTCAGTGAGGTTACGGACGATTGCCGTTATAGGCAGCATTACAACGTCACCGGCTCCCGTGGCGGTCGCTGACGCGCTTGCACCGGTGACTGCTATGCCATCCTTAAGCAGTGTCGCACCGATCTCTCCGGCTGCTGTGGGTGCTGCTGTGACGGCGGCGGTGATCTTGTAATACCCGCGACCGGTTGTCGTGACGGCGTTGCCATCCTGCCGGAGATTACACCCGTAGCGCCGGATGGTCGTTCCGAGTGGGATAATGTCGCCGACCGCAAGTGTAGCCGCAGTGGTATTCGCCGTGTATATAGCAGATTTCATTTTAATCTTTCCTCCGTTTATTAAAATTGGGGCAGCTATTGCCGCCCCTTGAATCCTCGCCGTAAAGGGCGTTTATACCTTATACGTTGCCGTTGCACCCGCAGCCGCCGCAGAAGGGCGACTGTCCGGCAGTGTAGCTGTACGACATCGGGTATCTTACGACGCCGCAGAGCTGTGCCTGAAGGTTCAGCTGATTGATCTGATTCTGCTGTGCAGCAATCGTCTGCTCCAGCTGTGCCTTTTCCATTGCCGCAAATTTCGCGTCAATGTTGGCATTGATAGCCGCCGTGTTGATAGCGTTATTGTAATTAACGCTATCTATGCCGCGCTGTGTGGTGCAGCAGCACTCGGCGAGCTGCCGGGAGAGCTCAGACGTGCTGCCCGCGATCTGAGTGCCGAGGTTAGCCTGTCCGAGCGCGATTTCCTTGCCAAGCTGTCCGATGTTGCCCTGCATTTCGTAGCCGAGGTTGCAGATGCCGTTGCCCAGCGTCATAGTCTGGTTCTGGGTCTGGTCAGACAGTCTGCCGACTGCGTTCTCGAGGTTGTTAAAGTTCATGGCGTTACACAGTCCGGCCTCGGTCACGGGCTGTTCTGCCGCCGCGCCGCGATTTCCCCAGCCGAAGCCGCCGCCCATGAAGGCGAAGAGGAAGATCACGACTATCCACATCCAGCCGCCGGAGCCGCCGAATGCGCCGTCGTTGTCGCGGGTTACCGCCGCGATATCGGAGAGGGAGGGAGTTCCATCCATTGTGGTTATACCACCTTTCATAATATTTATAGGCTATTGCCTATATTTCATTGTAACAATCGCATAAAATCCTGAGCTTGCGATTTGAGCTGTTCGAATTGTGCCTGAGACATTTCGCCAGTGCGAAGCTTTTCTTCGACGAGCTGCTTTGCGTGCTCCGGCGTCATCCCGCGGGCAAACTCCTTAAACTTTGCCACCATTGCCAGCGGGTTGTTTTGCTGCGGGTTTTGCCTCAGCGCTTGCAGTATCGGGTTTTGCATATATCATGTCCTCCAGCTTTTTAATTCGCGCCTCGAGGCTCGACGCGTCGACCGGCGCCGGTGTCTGATGCGGGATAATATCGTATGGCGTAAGCGTAGGGTATCCGGCTCCGTCTGTGGTCTTCAGCCATACGATAGGCGCGGTCTCATCGAGCAAGAGAGCCGACGAGTTCGGCGGCAGTGCGTATGCCTGAGCGCCGTTCTGCCCGCTGACGCGCGTTACTTGCTGTGGCGGGAGCTGCTGCTGCATTTGTGGCCGCTGTTGTCCCCACATCATCGGCGGAGTAAAGGGGGATTGGTAGTTCTCAAACAATTTCATCACCTCTGTGTCTATATTGTACCACATTCAGACGCAAAAGTGTACGAAAAAAAAGCGGCACTTTCGTGCCGCTTTCATGCCATTATATATGCCGTTGTATCTTTTGCTCGCAAGCCTTTACTATCCGCTGTGTTTGTCGAACGGACAGCTGAAAATGCTCCGCGAGGGGCTCGAACTTTTCGTTGTCGAGCCATCGAGCCTTGAAGATCTCGCGCCACTGCCGATCATGGATGCACTCATCGATAAGCCGCGCCCACTCCGTGCGCGTGAGATCAGCCAGATCGTCTGCCTTCATTATTCCTCGCTTTCGTCTTTGAAGCGATTGAAAAGTTCCCACACGGTGGAGTCGATCAGCGCCTGCATGGCGTCGGCGTCGAGGGTCGCACCGCGAGCCTCGAGGAAGCTTTTCGCGTATTGATACTTCGCCTTTTTGTCGATCAGCCCGGAACGCGCAGCCTCTTCCGCAGCCTGTACGGCGATTTCAGCCCAGCGGATCAGTTTCTTCTGGTCGCTCTCCGAGACTTTTGTCGCGAACAGCTTCTTGATCTTCGGGATCAGGAAAATCGTCACTGCCGCGAAGATCAGCTTCACTGCCAGTTCCAGAATCGGCGTTATATCTATCTTGTTCATTTTCGATATATCCTTTCTTGCTTATCTCTTTGTTTTCAGTGATTTTAATAATACTTCCGAGCGCGAGTTCCACAGCCCCGACGATCCCGCCGACCGAAGAGGCGGCGGTCAGGTCGGCGCCGGTGAGGGCTTGCAGGACGGCGATAAACGGCAGGTAAACCGCGAGGTAAATTAAAACCGCGAGAATCAGCCGTTTTAAGTATCTCATACGCTCACCCAGCTCACGATCTCTTTGAGCAGCACCGCGCCGGGCTTCGTCTGCCAGACGGTGTAAGTCTTCCCGACGAGCCGTGCGGGGACTTTCCGTCCGGTCGTGTAAAGGTCGCCGGGCTTTATCGTGTATTCGTCGCCGACCTTATACGTTTTCTTTGGCGCGGGCGGCTTGACGCCGTACCCATAGTCGATGTCTACATACCCGACAGCTTTCGGCATTTTGCACATGCCGAACTGCCACAGCATGGCGTTCTGAAACGCGGGCGGAAGGTCGGTCGGCAACACTGTGTCGAAAGTCGCCTTGCCGTCTTTGCTTTTGTACGATGCGATCCACAGCGCGTACTTCGACAGCCGGTCGGAGTTGAGCTTGTAGAGCCAGTAGTCCGGGTTTGTGTATACACCGGCTTTATACCCGCGCTTCGTCATTTCGGTACAAAAAGTGTCTATGATGTCCGTCCGGAGCTTCGGGTTATATGTCACTTTGCGCTTCTCGGCGTACCGCTCCGTGTCGTACTCAAAATCATAAAACACTGGCAAGTCGAGCTGATGCCCGCGCAGTGTCTCCGCGCATACCTCGGCTTCCCGTCGCGCGTCGGCGACGTCGAGCGCATAACAGAACCAGTATGCGCCGACGAGCATTCCCGCGTCTTTCGCCGCTTTTATGTGGGCTTCAAACTTGGCATCGACCACCGTGCCGTACCCGGCGCGGATGACGCAGAAATCCACCCCCTGTGACTTTATCGCGGGGAAGCTCCGGATGGTGTTGTGCCGGGAAATGTCGATTCCTCTCACAATTTCTCCTCCCCCATCAAGATAATTTTTACCGCCTCAACGGTCTCTTCGACCGTCGCGACGCGCTTTTCAAGCTCCGGGTCTGTGACGGTGACCGGGTCAGGGCTTTCGTCCTTTTCCCCAGTAAAGTCGGCTTCGGTCAGCCCCGCCGCCTTGATCAGTGCTTTTTCAGCCTCACTCAGTGCCACTGCTTGCCACCTCCTTCAGGTCGCGAATATATTTCACGGTGTTCGGCACATCCAACGTCAGCCCGCTGTCCGCGAGTGCGTGGTGCATCGTTATCGTGCCGCCCGGTTCCGTCGTCAGGAGCGGCAGTGCGCCGGTCATAAGGTCGGTGATGTCGGTGGTTGTCGGAGTGCCGAGAGCGGTATACCCGTCCGTCGTCGCGGGCAGTCCGATCCTCTGCACATAGTCCCACCCGTCCGCGCGCCGGACGATCTCGTTGCAAAGGTTCCCCGCGCTCCACCCATATCCCGGCAGAGCCTTGACGGCGTCGGGGATGGGGTAGGTGTCGTCGGAGTATTTCACCTTCACACTGTCCGCGTCGGAAAACACGGTATTCACGCCGCTTTTCGCTGTGATGGCCTTCGCGCCGGTCGCGGTAAAGGTCGTCGGGGGCGCGAGTTTGTAGGCGATTGTCACCGGAGTTCCGGCGGCTTTCTGGGCGGAGAGGTAGGATTTCCAGGTTTCGAGCGTGTACTTGGTTGTTAATTCCTGACCGATATATAACGCCCTGTTATCAATAAAAAGGCAATTTCCCGCGTAACTGTAAGAATATCTGAAATGGCTGCACACACCCCTGTGCACTTCAGGCGGTCCCACAACAGGAGCGGAAACTGCCGCGGAGAGATAAATATAAATCTCGTCGTACTTCCATGCTTCCGTCCCATCCAGCGTCAGCAGCGCCCATTCTTTCACTCCGTTTCCGTCCTGATCCACATTGCCGCCGTAGATCGTTTCGGGAAGAGAGAGCGTGGTGCTTTCGCCGGAGTAGGAGGCGTAAGCCGCGGGAGCTGTCGAGCCCACCCAAACAGCAACGTTCCGGTATGCGGTGGTCGTCTGCTCAGATGGTGAGCTCCCGGCATATAGGCGCACACCCCCGAAAGACTTGGTCGCCGTTATTTTGATTGCTATTGGTTTTGCAGGGGCATTCTGAAAGTACCTCCACGCCCCATCCACCAACACACCGACCTGCACCGTCGTCTTAGCGTCGGTATCCAAGTTTGCAGTGAAGATATACTGTCCCGCCGGATAATTCAGCGCAATTTCTTTCATTGACGTGATTGTCAAATCGCCATAGCTCCACAGATTCCTGCCACATCTCGTCAGCGTGATCTTGTTCCGTCCGGATATCGGTCTTATGTTCTCGGGACTCGGGTCGCCGCTTCCCGCCTGTGTCGGCGTCCAGCTTGCAGTGACATCCAGCGCGTGTCCGTCGATGCCATCGGAGATAGTCACAATGCTGCCCGACTGCTCCGGGAAGCCTACCTTCACATCCTCCACCTTCGCACTGACCAGCTCCCCGGCATTCCGCGCCACGGTCTTTCCGCCGATCTTCTCCACCTGTGCAAAACTGCACCCGGTCGGCACGTCTTTGCTGTACGCCTCCGCGCTGTCCTCGACAAAATCGTAGCTCTTGCCCTCGGACAGCTTCCACAGCGCGTCGGTCTTCGCCCGGAGCTCGACGTTCTCGCGCCGAAGGAGGTCGATGTCTGCGGTGTTGGTTTCGATGCCCGCCGCGTTCTTCCCGATGTTTTCGGTGTTCGTCGCGATCTGTGCCGCGCTGTCCGCGATTTCCGCGGCTTTTTCGGTCGCGGTCGTGGCGGCGGTTTCGGCGGCGGTTTTCGCGGCAAGAGTGTCGGTTTTGGTTTGGTCAATATCAGCTTTCACCTGATCGATTCCGGCTTTGATCTCGTCAATCTGCGCTTTGATCTCTGCCGCGCCCGCCCTCGACGTCTCCGCAGCGGCGGCGGATTCCCCGGCAGATGTCGCGGACCCGGCGGCGGCAGTGGCGGCGTCTTTCGCGCCTTTTTCGTGGGTTTCGGCGGCGCTCGCGCTGCTTGCCGCGTTCGTCGCGGATACGGCGGCGTTCTGTGCATTTTGCCCGGCAGTCGCCGCGGCAGAGGCGGCATATTCGGCGTTCTGTTTGGATTTCGTTTCAGCGGCGAGGGCTGCCCGCGCGTACTCGGCGGCGTTGTTCTCGGAGGTTTTCGCGGCGTTCTCGGATGCTTTCGCATTTTCTTCCGAGTTTTTCGCAGCGTTTTCCGAATTCTTCGCTTCCCTTTGTGAGATTGCCGCCTCGGCGGCGAGCCGGTTCACCTCGTCTAAAAACTCGTCGTACGGATCGGTTTTGGGCGATCCGGTCAGCGACTTTGCAATCGCCGTGTCATATGTCCACGTCTTAAGTCTGGTCTCTCCGGCGTAGTAGGCAAGTTCGCACTGCCCGCGCCCGGCGTTCTGCGTGTCGGCGGCGGTGAGCGACCATTCGACAGTGTCGCCGTTTTCCGTCACTGCCGCGGGGTAGACGTTGGATTCTCCGGCGCGGCGAGCTGAGAGTCGGAAAGCGCCGTCGCCGAATTCCGCCCGGACACCGGATACGGAAAAGATCACTTTCCGGGCAAGGTTTTCGCCCTGTCGACCGAGCATGAGCACTTTGCCGGGGACGGCTGTAATTTCAATCATATGTGTTTCCCTCCGTTAATAATTTCTTTGGCGGGTCTGTCGGAAGCGCCATGGTTTCTTTGTAAAGCGTGGTCGCGACATCGTTTCCGTGGAGTCGGTGATATGCGCTGTATGCCCGCTTCAAGGCTTCCTTCGCGTAGATTGGACAGTGGCTTTTTTCCATGTATTTTTCGTGGCTCCGGATGATCTCCGCACGAAGCAGGCATTGCACTCCGTCTTCGACGGCGTCGTTCTTTCGCTTTAAGGATTTTACATATGTGATCAGCCCGGTGATCACGCCGCCGCAGATAAAAGGGATTGCCCATGCGATTATCTTGTCAATTATCATTTTTCACCAGCTTCCAGTTAGGCGCGTACTGCTCCGGGGTGTAAACGTTGTTGCTTACTATGGACTCCCACAGCTGCCCCTTCCACCAGCCCTTTTCGCCGTTGCTGAAAGCTCCGGTCACGGTGATGTTCTCAGGGATGATGCGATAGCCGTCCTTGTACAGCAGATCTTCCCATAAGTTCGGCGCGTGGTCAGGGTCGTTCGCTTCGGTGTCCCACAGGTCACTTCCGGCTTTCTTCACGACGCCGTTCCAATAGATTTTCGTCCCGGCTTTCACCAGCGAGCCGTCCCGCTTCAGACGTGGGCAAGCGGTCGGGGCTTTCGATACCGTCTGATCATCGGCGCTCTTGGTCATCTCCTCGACGACCGCGCGGAATTTTCTTGCGGCTTCGATAAGTTTTTCGTCCATATCATTCAACTCCTAAAATGGTTTTGTTGACGGTTTCAATCGTTGCGAGCTGTTCCTCGAGGTTCGCGACCTTTGCGGCGAGTTCGGAGACGTCGCCGCCGGACGGCGGTGCAGGTGGCGGCGCGGTGATCTGCGCAATATACGCCGCGCACACCTCCTCGTCAGTCGCTGTCGCGTCCTTCCCGGTCATCTCCCTCAGTGTGGATATCGGCAGAATGTCGAGGATTGAGCCGTCGTCGCGGAGGATAAGATACGAGTTTTCGCTCTCGTACAGCGGGTTATTTATCATCGCCTGCTCGGCGGTGATGTCGTAGATCGGGGATGTTTTATCCCAGAGTTGATAGGTCATTGTGTCCTCCTTATTTTAACGGCAGTAGATAGACGGTACCCGTGTAATTAAAATTATTATCATCGCCAGTGTTGCCATATCCAAAAAGCAGTTTGCCATTGCTGTATTTGGCAATTTTTCGCGTCAGATTTGACCCGGACGAGTAGTGATTATACTCAATGCTTACATTATTGCCGGCATGCACCATTGCTGCCGTCCGCGAATAATTTTTTATGTCCTCATTCCCGCAATACCACACAAAGCCTGATGCCTTGTCGATTATGCCTGTTATTTCGCCGGTTTCCTGGATATAATACGGATCATTACTCACGGCGAACGCGCAGATATTGCCCGGCACGTCGACGGAGTACTTATTGCTCGAATACGACGCCGATGTGATGTTTGCGGTCTTCATTTTATCTGCCGGAGGATTAAGCACATACGAGTAAATTTGCCCGTAATAAACATACTCATATCCGCCGGACGTGCCGCTGTGCGGGTAGGCGGTTGAATCTGGCGAAGAGAGATACTCCCAGTCGCCGGTCGTGGTCTGCTTGATACTCCCGATCAGTTGCACGTCCGTGCCGGGACCCCATCCGCCCCAGTCGCCGGTGGGGCTGAGGAATCCGATATACCCGCGTATCGGCGCGGTGGTCGAGGCCGCCACGGCGTAGACTTTCACATAAGCGGATTGCGGGACTTTCATGATCTTCGTCGCGTCCTGCTGGCAGGGAAGCCCGGAAATGTATTTCCCGGCGCACATGGATTGCAGTGCTTCTGCCAGCGCGGACTCGGATGAGTAATCGCTGTACTTCACTGTCTTGGTGGTCGGGTTGTTCATCGTCACCGCGCCCGTGGATTGATTGATGGTGACTGATGACGCGATCTTAAAAGTGACGGACGGCGGATAGCTCTCGCTTTCGCCGTGATAGAAGAAATAAATTATCGAGCTGTAATACCCGGCGTTTGCCTGCGTAAACGCCGTCGACTGTGTTTCGGCGTATGCGCCCGAGCTCGCCCTGCGCCGCCACCAGTAGTCGGTGTAGGGCAGGATATTCGCGTCCAGCCCCTCGACCGCTTTCATCAGCGGCATAAGCAGTGCCCGGTTGATTTCGGTGCCGGGTTCTGAGACTTCGGTCGGAGACGGCGTGAGCTTCTTCTTGCCTCCGCTGTCAGTGATCGTGTAAAGGTCGTCGCCGGTCGCGACACGATCTTTAACGTCCGGTGCTTGATATACAGCCATTTCAGACACTTCCTTTCAGCGGCAGATGAGCCGCGTTGTTCCCGGCGCGGAAAGTTCCGCACCGTCGATAGCTCGATTTCATACAGTCGATAAGTAGGTCAATATCCGCGAGGACTTTTTCGATATTGTTCGCGCCGATGTAGCCCAGCTTGTCCTCCGGCTTCGGTAGCTCCCCTGTCTCCGCGAGCGTGTAGTACGCGTCCCGGAGCCTCTGCACATTGTCAAGATATGTCGTCCATTGCGGACGCCGAACGATGTCGCCTTCCTGCCATTCACGGTCCTCGGATTTGCTCCCCTTGAGCACCGGCGTCACCTCCACTGGATACCCCGCCGACGTCAGCGCGGCGGCGAGGGTTTTTACCGCGGATTCGACGCGGTTGAGGTCGGAGACGTTATAGCAGCCCTTAAGCGGCGTCAGTGTCGTCCCGCGCTGTGCCCGCGCCGTTTCGACGTCCTGCGCTGTCCGGTCATAGATTAAATTCATCGTGCTGTCACCTCCGCGACAATAGCGCCGCCATAAAGATTATACCGCTCGGATTCTATTCGCGCGTCGATATCGCCGAGATATTCCGTAGTCAGCGTGATCATATCGCCGGGACGCTCGCCGTTAAGCACCAGCTCCGACGTGATCGTGCCGCACTTAACGTAAAACTCCCACAGCGTGGATAGCAGTGTTTGAGCGTTCGACGCGCTGACAAGCGTCATGTCGCGCACCTCGACGATGTTCGCCGGGTCTCCGACGTTTGTCAATGGATTTGTTTTCGAGATCACCGACGTCATGTCGCGGTACTTCTTGCCGCTGAGGACACAGCCGGAGTTTGCCGTGATGACCGCGAAATTCGCGCCCGACGAGGTTATTGAGCCGTTCGTGATGACTAGATCGTGCATAGGCTCCGGAAACTCGACGTATATGCCGGTTCCCGTACCGCTGTCAGCCGCTTTGTACAGCTCCGCAGCCTCGGTGATCTGCGAGTAGCTGTGGACAGTCACGCGTAACTCCGTGAGCTTCACATCGCGGTCGTTAAACGTCTGCCCTTGCATAGTGTCTGACAGCCCGAATTTCTTCACCGGCGTACTGCCGGGAATGAAAATCCGAACCGTGTCCGTTCGAGCTGTGGACACAGCCGCACCGATAGCAAAGCATATCTGTCTCACGGCTTCGCGGCAGGTGCACACCGGTATCCATCCCGTAATGGTCTTCCCCTGTATGTCGGCGCTGATGTCTACAGGGACGTTCGCAGACACGAATATAGCCGTCAGGAGTGCCGTTGCGCTCTGAGACGAGTAAATACCCCCTGCAAACTGCACGCTGTCCAGAAGCCCTATATAGTCCTCCGTGGATACGCTGTAAATCTGCTTTGCTGTCCGTTCGTAGCTCTTTACGAAAAAGACGCCCAGAAGGTCTTTGTCTGTATACAGCGACATCGGCTGTTTGCTCTGGAAGACGTAATTGACGTCCTCGCCGCTGATCAGCGTGAAGTCCATTGTGTCGATAGCGATTTCGTCCGATACCGGCGAACACTCCTGAATGACTGAAATGTCTGACAGCAGCCGACCGGCAAAGGTACGTATGACGCCGTGATCAATTGCCCGGAGTTTTAATCGGCAGTGAGCAAAATTAATAGATGAAAATGTCAGTACAACTTTGTTATAATTGTCTACTTTTTTCTTACAGAAGTAAATCGCTGAATCCGGCGTAAAGTCCACATTGTACAGCAGCGACGCGCCATTGTACCACTTGATATTCACTGCCGTCGCGTATATGCCGACGTCTGTGTCAAACGTCAGGGTGATGCCTTGCGACGTAAAAAGCCCTGATGCGGTCATAGTCAGCGTCAGCGGGCTTGTAAAGCTCCCATCATCGCCAGATAGCGCGTCCGACCACAGCCCTATAGCGGTATCTGTCAGATCGTCCGGAAGTACGCCCTGCTCGCCGTCGAGAAGGAACTGGTTAAGCTCTCCGCCCGTGCCGAAGCTCGCGAAAACGAGATCGGCGTTAAGGTCGGAGAGCTTAGATATACTCGCGGCGTCGCCCGATGTGGGAGTAAACGCCGTCTTTGACCCGACGGCGATATCCTTGTATATCATCCTGATCATGTCGGTACCACCTGCGCGTCTATCGGGATAACGTTTACCTGTAGGCTTTCCCAGTACGCTATCCCGTTTCGGATGCAGGATGTTTTCCGTGCGCCGTTGGAGGTGTACGCCTTGTACGATATCGTCCGGTTCTGTCCGTCGATACACGTGACATTAAAGCCTTCGCGCCGCGGAACCTTGAAGAAGTCCCACAGCGCGTCGAAATCCGCGCGGTTATTACCCGGCGCGAACGTCACCGAGTGCCCGATAAACGTCCCGATGGGGTCAAGAAACATATGCCCGCTCGCAAGCGTGCGTTTCGTGTTATCGGTATATAAGATGTTGAAATTCTCCTCGATTTCGACTACGTTCGCGTCGAATACTTTCCCTTCTAGTATGCAAATATTCATACGGTTCTTATCCTCATTCCCACACGCTGCTGCTCCTCCCGGCTCAGCTCGACGATTGTACGCGCGAGTTCACGCCGACCGACTTGCAGCACGACGGTCATCTGCCTGCCCGAGCTTCCGGATTCCGCGAGAGCTTCGCGGAAAGCCTGTTTGATGGTCTCCAGCGGCGCTTCGACGTTCGTACCCTGCTTCTGATCTCCGAGGACGGCGAGAAATTCGCGGTTCGGCGGGATGACCGCGCCGGTTGCCAGACGAGGAATTGAGAGCTTCGGCAATTTTGGCGCCGTGAGTGGCGACAAATTAATACCGAAATGCTTTCCGCCCACGAACGGCACCCAATCAGGAACATCGAAGCTGATTGAATTCAGTGCTTTGATGACCGTGTTAATGCCCACAACAACATATTCCAGCAGTCCGTTTATCAGGTCTACAATAATGTTTACAGCGCCCTCAAACAGAGCTATTCCGGCGTTGACGAAGCTATCAGATATTTCTTGCAGTCCATCAAAAGCCTGTTGCCAGTCGTGCGTGAATACGCCAGTCAAAAAGTCTGCGACGCCTTTGCAAGCGTCAATGATCGTTCCGATGATATCAACGATAAATCCGATAACTTCGCTGACTACATTCCAGATCGTATTAATCACCGTGACGATTATCGGATACAGTGTTTCTTGCAGCCACTTTACGATTGGGCTTATAACCTGATTGTAAATTTTCGTGGCGTTCTCGATTAGCACTGCGACAAATTCGAGTATCTTATCCCAGACAGGTTTTATGTGCTGTTCCCACAACCAGTCGAGCGTATCCATAAAGTTCTGCCAGACAGGCTTTAACAGCCCCTCCCACAGATTTTTTATCCGTTCAGTCAGGTTCTTGAACGCTTCGCGGATGCCTTCGAAGATTGGTGCCCCGTGTTCTTTCCACGCCGCCTTTACCGAATCCCACGCTTCGTTCCAGTATTTTATTAACCGTTTGAAAAACGGCGCGATACCTTCTGACCATACAGAATCAAAGATATCTTTGACATCTTCGAATACCTGTGTTACCGTAGTCACCGATTCCGTACCGATTTCAGTCAGCGTCGGCAAAACAGTGCTCAGTAATCCTTCCGAAAATGTCTGAGCAATACCGAGAATGTCCCCGAAAATCAGATTGAACGTATCAAACAGTCCGAGCAGAATCGTTCCGATTGACGTGATTCCCGCCGAAATTAGTTCCGGAAGCTGTACCGTGAAATAATTCCCGAGTGGAGCGGCGAGTGTGCCGACATTCGCGAAGATTTTTTCTATGTTCGTTTTCAGCCCCGCAAAAGCCTGAGACGCGATTCCGGACAGCCCGGAGAACGCTTCCTGTACCTTCGTCTGGATTGCCGGGAGAGCCGGTGTAATCGCGTCGAATAGCTTGCCGAACTGTGGTTTTATAGTGGTTTCTGCCCACCTTGCCAATGAGCTTAAAATCGCTTTTATACGTCCGACCGCGGTCTGAATTGTCTTGACGGCGCCTTCAATGCCGGAGGTGTCGAATTCAAGCGGTATCTTCCCGCCGTCCTTATCCGCGATATTCGCGAGGTCCTCGACGGGCGTATCCGCTCCGGCGCTCGCGGTCGCTGTTTCGGCGGTCTTGTCACTCAAAGTCTGGATTTCATCAAAACCAGCAAGAGCGCCCTTCTGCGCGTCTGAGGTTTCCTCCACAGCGCTTGTGAGCTGTTCCTGCGCCTTTGTCGCGGACTTTATCGCGTCGGCGTCTTCCCATCCGAAGATCTTCTGTAAAGCCCGCCATGCGGCGTTTGCGACCTCTGTCATACGCTGTAATGCCGCCGTCATGGACTGAACCACGGGTATTGCCAGCTTAAGCACCGGCTGACCGATGACCGCGATGAGCTGCTTCCATGCCTCTTTCAGGTTTCCGATGACGTTCTCCCACCCGTCAGCTTCACGTGCCGCCTGCCCGGTCGCGCCGGAGAGATCGTTCGCGTCCTTGACCATCTGGAGGAGCGTGAGCTGCTTCTGAGCCTCAGAGAGATTCTGAAACGATTTCCCGTACAGCTTCATTGCCGCGGCGTTTCGTGTGTACTCCGTCGCGGATAGTCCGAGAGCGGCGTCGTTCGCGTAGTTGCCTTTGAGGAAGGATTTCAGCGTCTCAGACGTGTCTTCGAGTGACCTGTCGTAATACGCCGCGCTGTCCGCCGCGACTTGCAGCGCCTCTTTCATCATGCCGAGAGCCGACGCTGAATCCATGCCGGATGTCTTCGCGAAAGCGTAGATTCCTGTCGCTATGGATTTCAACCGCGTCTCGAGGATGCCGCTTTCATTAGCAACGCGGGAAATAGCAGCCGAAGCTGCTCCTTCGAGCTCGCCGAAGGTCTGCGACATAGCGCTGTTCGCGGCGTTGACTGACGCGGCGGTTTCAAGCGCTTTCTTGCCAAATGCCACTATAGCCGCGACCGAGAAGGCGGCGGCGATTTTTGTTTTAAGCGTCCCGAGCTTGCCTGACAGCTGAGACACCGAAGAATTTATATTTTTTACGCCTTTGTCGAAGCCCTTGGAATCGATTTTCGTATCAAAATTCAGGCTTCCATCGACAGCCATTCAGCCACCACCTCACGTAAATATCGCTTTAAGTCTTTCCTGTTCCTCAATTTCCTCATCTGAGTACCGGGTTTTTAATTTAATCGTATCGCCGTTATCGCGAAGAAGTTCGCGTTCTTCTTTGGTAAGCTGCTTACCCTTCGCCATCTTCGACCGGATGCCGACGACAGTCGCGAAACGTCCTTCGCCGATTTCATAAAAAAGGCCGAGGAATGTCCACCAATGCAGATACTCCACAGCTCTTATTTCCTTCCCGGCGACGCGGTTCACGGCGGCGAAGATCATGCCTTCGTCCTGCTCCCAGTCCATCAGACGCACAGACGGACCGTTGCCCGGAAGCTCCGCGCCGTCTATAAACCACATTGCCTGTTTCATTGCCCCTTCGGTGTCTTCGGGAATGACCTTATACAGGCAGTTCAGGCAAGTGGTGATCTTCTCCCGGTCGTTCATGTTCGGGTCGCTGAATGCCGCAAAGATCGTCAGAATCACGCGATAATCGGTTCTTATCGGATATTCTTCACCCGCGACATTCAGCGACGTCGGAAGCCCGATCATTTCAGGTTTTCGACCTGCGACGTGTACTTTTTAATCTTCGTCGCAGATTTCTTTTTCTCTTCTTCGATTACACGCGTAATTTCAGGCGCTATGCACTCGAGGAAATTCGCGAATATTGGCTGACCGCCCGCGAAAGACGCGCTGTTGGTCTCGCCGAAAATGGTGTCGGACGAACCGACGCCGAAGATCTCGTCGATCTGTGCGCGGACGACCTTATCAAGCTCCACCATACCGTCAATATCCGGCGTGATATGCAGCTCGTCAAGCGCGTCTTTTGCTTTGTTGATACGTTCGATGATTCCGATGTCGGACGGATTGATACGGAGGACCCTGTTCGGGTCCCCGTTGATCTCGTATTCCTTGACGCCGGAATCGAAATTCAAGCTTTTCATGCGTCACCTCATGCCGCGTCGGCGGTGAATGTCTTTGTGGACGGGTCGAACTTGCCTTTCACGCGGTCGCCGCAAAAATGCAGCGTGAACGGAATCTGATATCCGCCGTAGTCTCCGCCATAGGACGGGACTTCGACAATAACAGTCTCCTTATACGCTGTATACTTACCGGTCGTCGCTTCATCCCACGTCTGAACTTCCACATAGTCGGTCTCAACCTTGCTTCCGGTCAAGCGATTGTCGATGATGTTCTGCAAGTAGTCGAAAAGCTTTGTGCCCTTACGCGCGTAGTATGGCTCTGCCGACGCGTCCGGCTCGTAACCCTTAAGATTAATTGAGACTTCGCCCCAAATATTGTGGTTGGTCTCGATATCCGCGTTCATGTTGATAGTAAACTCTTCGAGGTCCTGACCGATTTTCTCGTAGGTCTCGGATTCAGTACCCGGCGTAGCGTTCAGGTAGTGAGCGAGATATTTTCTCTCAATCTTCTCGCCGGTTGCAACTGTTGCTGCCATTGATTATTCCTCCATGTAAATTTTGTACTCCGCGATAAGCTGTAACTGATACCGCACGCCGCCGTTTAAGCCGGTCGGTATCTCGTACAGCATACCGTTTGCCGATGTAATTTTCGTAATCTCTCCGGGATATTCCTTGCCGTCAATTTCCGCCGTTATCTCCGTACCGCGTCCGTGCCTTCCGAGGTATTGCGCGAGGTCGAGAAGGGCTCCGGAGTTGTTCAAACGGTCGAAATCATTAAGTGACTGCCACACGCTGTAAAAGTAAAACGTGTGTTGCCGTACCTGATTTCCACAAATATCTTCCCTCAGCAATTCGTCTCCGGCTGACGAGAGCGAATAACTGTCGGGCGCGAGCGCGGCAAACTCGATGTGTACGGTTCCGATCTCAGATATCCGGGGAAACTCAGCGATTAGTTCCCGCGTTGCTTCTATGATGTTCATTAGCCGCCTCCTGCGATTTTCTGTGCACCGCGTCTTATGGCGTCACCTTTCTCGGATTTCATTGCCTCAAACCAGAGCTTTTGAGCGTTCGGGTGTTTGTCTTGAGAGTAGGTGATTTCGCGCCCGGTCGGCGATTTCTTCGGCGGCGAACGCCATCCCATAAGTTCACCGTCTTTGTATATCGGGATGTTGGGTCCGTATATTTCGCCGTAGTACTGGTATCGTGCATACGGTGAATTATACACGATGCGCCCGGAGCCGATTTTCGTACCGAGTGTCGCGGAACGAATCAGCGCTCCGGTGCGCATAGGCGTATATTTGTCCATATAGCGGATACACTCGCTGTCGACGAAACGCTGTGCTCTATGGAAGTCCTCATTCGTCGCTTTCGCGAAGTTCGGGTTCCATAAGAAACTGAACCCGCCGTCTGCATGGTCTTTCGGCTGATTCATACCGCAGTCACCTTGATGTGCCGAAGCGCCGTGCCATACAGTTTATTATCCACAGCTTTTACAACAGCCGGTAAATAATTCCGTAGGTCGCGCATACTCTCGGATACCATTTTTTCGGATGTGTTATCAAATTCGATTTTACATTCGCCCTTGACAAACATATCCTTCATCGGCGTCTTCGGCGCGAGATCGGCGTACTGCTCAGGGATGTAAATTGTTATACCCACATCCTCGACGTTCGCGCCCTTCATCAACGCCGCGCCCCGTGATTCCATCCAGAAGACAGCGGGGATATATACGCGCTCATAGCCGATGCCTGACGCCCGGTACAGCGTGCAGTCTGTGTTCGTAAGCATTTAATCCAGCCCCCGATACAGCAGTCCTGTGTCAGCAAAATACTTGTATACGCACCCGCGCACGCGGCAGGACAGCACCGACGCGCGGGCTTCGCCGGAATCGTATGTTACCGACAAATCTCCGGTTCGCTCGCTTGTCACGCCGTCAGCACCCGTGTTATGATCATGCCGCCATAAAAGCTCTGCCACCTCACAGCAGCAGAGCTTAGCGGTATCATCAATTTCGGGCAAAGTGCCGGTAAACGCCATAATATGCGCCGCGGCATTACGCGCCCAGAAGTAAAAATCCTGAGCCGGTATCAGTGGATCTTTTCCGCCGAGATATGCGTCAAGGTAGTATTCATAGTCCGCCCAGCACATAATTACGACGCTGCTTTGTGCAGGTAGATGCCCGCCACCTTGTTCTCGTAAGCGTCGGAGATACCGACGTTACGATAGCCGAAAATCCATCCGTCGGAATCCTGGTTCTGCTCGGGGGTGAAGACCTTCGGCGCGACGTGCTTCTGGTACTGGATGACGGCGGGCTTGTGGATGATCATGAAGTTGATGTTCTTCGCGCTGTCTGCCTTTTTATAGCCGCCCGCGGTCTGGTCGTCAGAGCCACTGGTAACGGTCTCGACCTTACCGGACAGCTGCTTGATAGCCGTGTAGAAGCGGGACTGCGGAACCTTGACGATCTTCGCAAAGCCGTCGAGCACTTCCTTCGACTTCGTGGTATCGAGGTCGCGGACGAGTCCGAGAAGGGTCGGGGTGATGTAAAGATAGCGCTCAGTCGAAGGAACCTCAGCCTCGTCCATCGTGTTCACAGCGTCGCGAAGAGCTGTGATGACGTTTGCACCGGTCGAAAGCGCCGCACCGGCGGTCGTGCCAATACCGGACATGGACGCGAGAGTTGCGAATCTGAAAGCGTCAATCTCGGGGGTAACTTTCGTTCTGATAAACTCGGACGCGAGGCGACCGAATGCCATCATTGCAGTTTCCAGGTTATCGAGAGTGTCTACCGTAAACTTTCTGCCGCGGTCGAAGTTGCACTTGACCGTTTCATTGGTAAAGGTCACGTCGCCGTCGACATAGCCGCCATTGCGAGAGTAGTTCGCAAGCCCGCTCATGTCGATCTTCGGAATGATCAGTTCATTCACGTTCTGCCCCTGACGCGCGAGTTCAGGCGCGCCGTCGAGGTCAGAGGTGAGAGACGAGAGCTTGTACACCTCATCGAGGAGGGGCACATATTTCTTAAAGAGTTCAATAGAGTTTGGCATGTTTTAATCCTTTCTGTTACTTTTTCGGCTCGAGCCCCATTGCCGCGCGTACAGCGGCGAGAGGATCAGAACCGGTGCTGCCACCTGTCGGAGCGACGGGGTTGTGGACGGGCTCGTTTGACGTGAACAGATAGTCGTTATCAGTCTTGCAAGCCTCGAGAGCGGACTTTATGTCGGCGTCTCGGTTGGTGGACGCTCTGAGCTTGTCCACATCGAGCAGAGCCTTGACTGCCTTTGAGTTCTTCGCGCCAGACGCGGAGATAGCGCTGTCGAGAACCGCCGAGAATTCCATGTCGGCGATCTTCGCCTTGTACTCGTTGTCCTTCGCGGTCAGGTCGCCGTTGAGCTTCGCGATCTGCGACTTAAGGTCGGAGACGTCGATACCCTCAAACGACTTAAGCTGTTCTTTCGCGCCGTCGAGCTGCGACTTAAGGTCGTCGCGGGCTGTGCGGAGACGGTTTGTCTCTTCGGCGGTTTTGTAATTCTCGCCGAACTGAGCTGTAAAGGCGTCCTTTTTGTCTGCCGGAATCTGAATTCCGAGCTCCGTTAAGATGGTTTCAATGTTCTTCATTGCGTGCTTCCTTTCTTCGTGATTTTTACCCCGCTCCGACCGCGGCTGAAAGTAAGCCAGATACCCTCCGGCGGGGGAAAATGATATAAAAACAGCACCACGGAATCCGTAGTGCTGTAGTTATTGAGTTGTAACTTGCTGGTAACTTGCTTATAACTTGCTTATAACTTGCGCATAAACTTAAGTTTTAACGCAAGTTAATGCTAAGTCAGTGTTAAGTTCAGCGTTAAAACTTTACTCGAGAAATTCAGCGTCCATGCCGCTGAAATCAAGACTGCTTTCAATCGCTACGCTGTTCTCTATCTCATACGCCACCATAGCGCCATAGACCTTACCGCCAATCTTCAATCTCTTGAATCCCCGCGGTATCGAATCGAAAGTTAGAACCGCGTATTTGCCTATATTAACACTGCTTTTTATTTTCATCATCAGCCCTTACCTTTCTTGTAGTATTCTTCGAGCTCTTTTGTATATTGCTCGAGATGCGATGCGATTTCGTCAATTTCGGCTCTCGGAACACCGTATTTTTTAGCATTCCTAAGAATGAACTTCTTCGCGTCGATCTCGTTAAGAATGGTTCTTAAAATAATCTCTTTGTCAGCATTTATTCCTTTCTGATTTTGCTGGAAATGATATGTTTCTTCGAGCACCTCCGAAACAGTCGCGTCCGGACGGAAAATCAGAACGTCGCCGATGCAGGAAGCAGTGGCGTTATTCTCTTCAAGATGCTTATAAAGCGAATCGCCGTACTCACAGCGAATCACTTCCGCGCCATCCTTCTTCGCCTCGATCGTAAGATCGTTGAAGACCCTTTCCGATACAGGCTTTACATTCTCGCGCGGCTTGTAATCTTTCCTCCGATACATCTCTGTATTTATTATACCACTTTTTTCGGATTTGTCAAGGGGTATTTCCACAGGTTTTGCGTCCGTCTTCACCGGCGGCGGTGCCGGATTATTCCGACCTTCCATCCCGCCGAGCGCGAGGTTGATTCTCTCTCGTTGTGGAGTTAAACCCATAGCGCGGGAGAATCGCGTGTATTCCTGCGACACTGCCTGATAGGATATCTTCGCGTCCTGTATGCTCTTCTCGTCCGCGCCGCCCTCTTTGAGAAGGTCGACGGCGTGATACCGAGCCGCTACAGTGCGTTCAAGCCGCCGCTGTTTCTGCGACGCCTCATACTTCGTGTATTCCTTGCCCTTGTACTCATGCTTTTCTGCCTCGTCGGCTTTCATCTGCTTAAGCTCTTCGGGCGTATACGACGGTTCCGAGACGCCGGGAATCACCGGGTAGAAGTCGTGGCCGCAGTTAGCGCCTTTCAGTCCGTCGACCTTGCCATAGCCGCACACAGACTTAAGCTGTGCCATCGTGTACCAGCCGCCTTGCCACTCGACGTGCTCCGGACGGCAGCACGAATGTGCGCTGACCTCGTACATATCTGTACCGAGAGCATTTGCATTGTCCTCACTCACCTGCGCTGTAAGCTGCCCGATGCCGGTCATCACGGCGCGTCTGGCGGCGACGTCGATACGCGCCGATGTCGGACGTTTCGACACGGAATCGTAGTTGATCGTCCGGATGCCGCTGTTGGCAAGCTGTGTGACGGTGTGCTGTAGCACCGTATTATAGTCAAACGCGCCGGACGAGATGTCCAGCACGGCGGCGTCAAGCATATCCGTGTAATACTCGGTCAGACTGACAGTCTTGATCTTGCCCTTGTTTGCCGTCGCTACGCCGAGCGTGCGCGTGATGTTTTTCAGCTCGTCGGCGGTCTGCTTTTTGATAGCCGCGACAAGCTGTTTCAGCGGCTCATTGTCCTTGTAGGCGATAGCCACTTGCCCGACTGCCTTGTACAGCTTTTTACTCCGTGCCCAGTCGGTCTTCGCCGCGTCAGTGTAAATCTTATTTACCTCATCGTCGGACGCCCCGAGCGCCTCGGTGATTTCTTTTTTGATATCATCCGCCGCCTTGCCAAGCTCTGACGCGCGGTATATCTGCCAGTCGGCGGTACGTGTGATCTCTTCGGCGCTTTTCAGCCGTCGGATGATATCACGCATGATACGCTTTTCAAGCTGCCGGAACTGCTTTTCAAGCCCTATTGGCAGGCTCTCAATCTCATCGGCGGTCAGCATATCACATTACCACTTCGTCGCGCTCAGGGAGGTTTTTAAGCGCGTCCTCGACGCTCTCACCATACCACTTCGAGCGGTACTCTTCAAGCCTCATGACACCCATCGAGACGTCCGCGCGGTCCTGCTGACGTTCGGTCTCCTCGTCGATCAGAATGCTGTCTTTGAAGTCGCAGACAAATTCGTAGCCGGACATTGTTTTCGCCGACCAGAACGCCATCGCGAAGACGAGATCGTCGAGACAGTCGCGAAGATTCTGTTGAATCGCGTTGACTGTATTGTACTTGCGCTTTTTCGCGGCGAGAATTTCAGTTGCGGTCTTCTCCACAGTCTGTGGGTTTGAGATATCACCGTACGACAGCCCGACGGCGAACTCGATTGCCCGCTTAAACTCTTCAAGACCGGCAATAATCGACGTCTCTCGGAACTCCGGCGAGAACGCCTCGAAGAGTCCTTTACCGTCCTTGCCGGTATCGATGTCCACAGCTCTGTACAGCCGCTTCGAAAGCTTCGGAAGATGGAATTTACCGTTGTCGTCCTTCTTAAGCGCTGCCGGGTCGACGTGAATTGCACGCTCACCGGAAGCGAATTCCCAGTCAAGCCGTCCGAACTGCGTGTCGACGATTTTAATTAAATCGACCGCCGGATCGAAGATCGAAACTCCGGCGTTACTGCCATCAATCGTGTTATCGATGGGATTTCGGTAATAGCCGTAGATCGGGCGCGTCATGCCGGGGTAGCGCGTCTCCGGCGCGATGTTCGCCCATTTGTCTAATACCGACAAACTCGTCTCGATTCCGAGATTATTTTCGGAATAACTTACAAAAGCACGGTTCGTTATCGTCAGCCCGGTCTCGTCGAGGTGGTGCCACTCGAGGCGCGTTAAATACTGCTCATCCTCCTTAACCGTCTCCGGGAATATAACGTCTATCAGACGTCCCCGGATGTCGTAGGACAGCGGTATAAACGCGTTCTGCGGCAGGAACTGTACCGACAGATCAGGCATAGGCTTAATGACCAGTGCGCCGGTTGCAAGCCCGCTCTGAAAGCTTACGTTGAAGTTTCTCAGCACAGCTTGTAATGCCGCGTCAAGATTCGCGTCCGAGACGGTCGCCGTCATCTCGCCGACCGCGATGTTAGCGAACTCGCGGACGACGCCTTGCTCCACTTTGAGGGAGCGAATATCGTCGGACAGCCACGGCGCGTGCCCGGTATACATATCTGCCCACAGCTTTAATCTTTCTGCCGTGTCGGGCGTCAGCGCTGGTTTAACGCCGAGCGCCGATCTTATCTGGTCAGGTGCAAACAATTGCCGTATCAGTCCTTTCACAAAAGTAATAAATTTCATACTTGTCCCTCGTGATCTATGAAGCGCTTCATGTCGCGCTCGAAGGTGTATTCAAAAGCGTCAAGTGAGTCGATATCAGTGGAGCCGTCGTCAAGACGAACGTCGTCAAGCGCCTTGTCGTCCCACACAGCCTCCGAGAGCGCCGTCCTGAGCGTTTCGCAGTCGGGGGTATATAAGAACCTTCCCGCGCCCATAAGCGCCTGTGTGGCGGCTATACGGTCGTTGACGCACGCTTTGATAGCCGGTCGTACGATCGTCGCGGGCATTGCTTTATCAAAAGCCCGTGCAAGCCCCCGACCGAGGACGGTTTCGGCGTTGTCGAAATAGATATAGTCGATTTCGCCGTACTTCGCGGCGATGCGCTGTGCGAACTTAATAATGAGATCGTTTATATCGCCCGGGTCCAGGTCGCCGAAGTGGCGTTCAGACGCCAGCGCGACGAGCTTGTCATAGCCGCCTGTTTTCGCGGTCGCGACGAAAGCGTGCCCGGACTTGTTGCCGCCGAAGTCGACGCCGATGACGATTTCAGTGATTTCGCGCTTCTTGAATTCGCCGGTGAAAAGAAATTTCGCGGGGTTGTCCGCGAAACGCCGGTATATTGCGCCTTCAGCTCGCACCCATTTGCCAAGTATCAGGCGGTCATAATAAATCGTTCCCTCGTACTCCTTGCAGAGGTTCTTGACGAACTCCGGCGAGAGGAACGTGTTGTCGAAAATCGTGTACTGCTGACAGTAGATATCAGCGTCACTGTCGAGAAATGTTTTAAGCCAGTGCGTCGGGTGCTCAGGGTTGAGAGAGCCGTCGAAACATGAATAGGGCTTGTCGAGACGCGATTTCAGCATATTGAACACATCTTCGTGCCACTTCGCCACCTCGTCGCCGTAGATATATTTTGCGGACGCACCCTGAATCTTCGCCACCTGCGAGACTTTTTCGGCGCCGAGGCAGTAGACATCTTCGCCGCACACCCGGGCGATGTTCCGTGAGTTAATCGTTCCGACTACGCTTGAGGTGTACCGCTCGCGCATCGGCTGTAGGACGTTTCGCTCGATGGTCTCTTTACTGACGCCGACGATAAAGCACAGCCCGTCTTTGCCTATCCGCTCGCGTATCCGCATCGGGATGACCGCCGTGACGTCCACATAGGACTTGCCCGATCTGACCGCACCTGACTTAAAATTCCAGCGTTTATTTGCCTCGGCGATATACTGTTTTTGTTTCGCGGTCAGCATCAGTTCTCACCTCGGCGAGTATCTTGTCAAGCTTCTCGAGAGCCGGAGCGTCAGCGTCACTGTCGGACTTAAACATACCGATGTGCTTGCCGATCAGCTCGAGAGCGCGGAGCTTGTCCGACGCTTTGAGCTCGCATTCTTCCGCGGGGAAGAATGCGACCTTCGACAGCTCTTCGAGGACTTTATCGGCGGTTATACCGGTACGCTTCGATTGCTCAACACGTAATTTGGCAATATATCCCAGTATCTCAGGTTTCTGTAGGTTCTCGCTCGCTATGCTTGCGGCGGTTTTTTCAGAGTATCCTGTCCTCAGTGCGGCTTGCGTCGCGTTCAGATCCACGAGGTATTCTTCACAAAATCGCTTTTGCTTGTTCGTCATCCGGTTTCACCCGCCTTTCTTGTCATAGTCGCGCCCGCCCCCACCACTGCGTATAACGGCGCGTGTTTACCCTGTACCCTTTCCCGTGCCGTGAAGGAGTGTTGGACACGCACGGTAAAAATCAGGAGGCTGTGTTTCCACAGTCTCCCGATGATACCATTATACCACAGAGGATGTGACATTTGTGACAAGTTTCAGCTCTGCCGCAAAAATCTGTTGCACCGCTGTCTGACAGTTGCCGCTGTGTTACCTCCGCCGACACGCATTGCGACTGCTTGCCAGCTCAGGTTATCGACAAAACGTGCGGTGAGAATCTGCCGGGTCAGGCTGTCTTCGACGCCCGAGATGTAGTTCATTAAACGTCTGAGTTCCTGTTCTTCGCGGCAGATTTTCTCGAAGATCAGAGACTTAAGCATTGCTATCTCCACAGCGATTGCCGTCCGGTCGGTGACGCTGCCTTTGCCGTTCGGCATACCGGACGATATCGGCGACGTCGATGACGCGGCGGCTTCGAGCTTCGCCAGACGTTCTTTGTCGGAATTGATCTCGCGGCGGAGATAGTACAGCTGTGATAGCTCCTGCCGGGTCATCGCTCATCACCATCCGCGTAGCACACAGTACCGCACGTTGGGCATCTCATCACAATAATGAAGGTGTTGTTGCAGTCGTGTATAGCTTGATAGTCCTCGCGTTCCCCCTCGAAGACGCACCCACAACTGGTGCACTCGAATCGTCTCGTCGTGTCGGGCTTCTTCCCCGGCTTGATAATCTTAGTTGCCATTATCTTTGTCCTTTCTTGGTCCTTTGGAGAAACACATTTTGCGGCACGTCGGGCAGAACGCGACGTAGTCCGGCGAAAGCAGCCCGCCCATATCGGCATCGTATTCAGCCGTGTTCACCTCGAATACACACCCACAGTGCTTGCGCTCGAAGTGAATTGGTTCGGGCTTTTTGCCCGGCTTGATAATCTTAATCTCCATCACTTTTTCCTCCGTATACAGCTATCAAAGATGGGAACGGCGCGGGGCTTTTGCCATCACCGAATTTCAGCCGCCCTTTTACGAATCGGATTTCGGCTTTTCCGAGTATGTACTCGTGAAACCATATCGTGTCGGTTCGCGCGGGCAGCAACATGACGATCGTGCATCCGGTGCATTGATGTTCTTCGTAAGCCTTTTTAACCCACAGACCGGTTGTATAGCGCCCGTATGGCGGATTAACCCACACGGTTTGCCCCGCCCAACTTTGGGTTAATCCGTTTTGTTCCTTTGTAAAGTAGCTGTCGCATTTTGTATTTCCGGGCGAAGCTGCCGCGTCAAGTGTAAAATGAAACTCCTTGTTTAGCTCATCAAAGAAGTTTTGCGGCGTCTCCCAGTCCTCTCTCTCTGATGAAAACATAAGCTTAGCGTTCATCGTCATCCTCCTCATCGATTTTCCCCTTTCATCTCAATTCACTATGTTCGGTTCAAACGGCAGAACGTTCGTGTGGAAGTATATCTTGTAGTCGTAGGGATTCGTCAGCGTTCCGGTGATGTCCTCGATTACATATAGCGTGTACTCGTTGAGATACACGTAATTCTTCTTGTACGTATTCGCTCCGGTTTTAACCGTTACGACCAGTTCACCGTATTCGTCGTTCGAGATGTTCATGCACCCTTCCATTTTAAGAATGATGGTGTCAGTTCGGGCGTTGTACACGGTTATGCGCCGCTGGCACTCGAAATACTCCGCCTGTCTCGATATGTTATAATTCACCTTGGACGCTTCAGTGCATCCAGTGAAGGTTGTTGCGGCTACTACCAGTGCCGCAAGTAAAAATCTGATCTTACGCATTGTTCTCTCCATTTTCGCCCTCCTGTATCCTCCTGAGCCGCTCCCAGTCATCATACGCGCCGTGCGTTTGACTCCGGCAGTCGGTCTCATTGTCGTAAAGCTCGCAGCGCCTGAAACTGTCGAACTCCCACAGCCCGTGAATCTGCCGTCCGCGGTCGTCGACTAGCCCGATGAGGTCATCGCCGTCGTCCGTTTCGAACAGCTCCCGCACGTGCCCGAGCTTAACTCGGCCGTTCTGGTTTACATAGTAGTCGCAGTAAGGTCTTAGCGACTTGTCCCGCGGAGACGGAATATAGGCTTCGATCTGCTTTCGTGTCTTCTCGTCAATCATGATTTTCTCTCCTTCTCAGCAGCGAGCCAGTAGTCTTTCTTGCAATCGGCGCAATCTTTCGGTCCTTGGCACGTGTAGCGCATATCTATATCGCCCGGACAAACTTCCAGCACGCCCGTATGCGCATCGGCGCGCGGGAACAGTTCGAGGAACCTTTCCTGCCGGGTCTTAACCATATTGCCGTCGTCGGCAGAATGGTCTTCATCGTCGAACCACTGCGCCGGAATCCCGCTGATCTTACACGTGCGATTGTCGCGTCCGAAGTCACAGTGCGCACAGTCGCATTGCTCTTCGCACCAGTTGTGCAGGTGCATTGCTTCTTGCCTGATTTTGTCGTTCATTGTTTGTCCTCCATATCTTTTAATTTATTAAGCCCGCGCTTGTCGAGCAGCGCGTACTCCTCCTTACTCGTCATTAACCAATCTCTCCATTTCTCGCATTTTTTTGTCCAGCATCATGTCTCCTGTGATGTCCCTCAGCACTCTGAGTGTCAGCGCCGCGATGTATGCCGGGTCATTCGAGCCGTTCACGCAGACGCGGCAGGATTCCGTGAGCTTGATGATGTCAGGCCAGGACATTTTTTCCATTGTGCGGTTGTATTCCTCGAGGTACTCGTTTCTCGCGGTCGCCGCCTCATTGGGTGTTTTGCGTCCAGCTCTGACGTCTCGCCCCAGACCGGCAATGCGGGCGAAGTATTTGTATTTTGCCGGGGGCATTGCGTCATAATCGAGATATGCGCCCTCGTAGGCTCGCAGTTCGGTTTCGGGGAAGGTCATACTTCGTCCTCCGCTTTCTTCATCAGACGCAGCGTTGCCAGAATGATTCGTTGCATCTCCGGGGTCAGGCATCGAAAGAGTTCGATAAGCTTTCGCTCTTCCGGGGTTAAATTATTCATAGTTTTGTATCCTTTCTGTTATAGTATGCGGTCAGGTGAACGGGAAACCTGACGACCCTGACGAGGATGACGGCTACTCTATTCTTTTATATTATTTTTTTTTTTTTTTTTTCATAGCGTAAAGGTATAAAAGCCGTCAGGGTCGTCAGGGTCGTCAGCCGTCGAAACGATGATTCAAATGAATCCCGATATATTTCGCACCTCGTTCGCCT